GCCCGAAGCAACCCACCACCTGGATTGTTAGGTTGTGTCGAAGAGACGACCCTGGAACTCAGAACCGGAAGTGGTGAGATTTCCGGCCCAGCCAAGGATCTGCACTTCGGCGTCCTGGTTGATGGCATAACGCTTGCTCGGCATCAAGGGCACCATGTTCCTGTCGCGGTGAGGCCGCAGGAAGATGTACTTGGTGTTGAGCATGAACGCTGTCTCGGCTGGGCAGAACCCACCGATGCCGCCGTCCAGCACGCAGTCCGCGTCCATGTACTTAATGGTCGGGAACCCCAGTTTGCCGACTTCGGTGCCGTTGAAGCGCTGAAGGCTCTGCAAGCTGGAAACGTAGTAGTTCCAGAACGTTGAGTCCATGGGGATGAGGTCGGGGCGGTCACTGCCACGTACGAGGCTCGCCCATGCCTGGTTCATCAGGTTTTGGACGTTAGCCGCTGTGAGAGCAGCGCCGTTTACCGATGCGGAGTCGAATGCCTGGGAACGCCAGAACGGAAAAGCCGCACGGTCGATACCGCCGTATGTGCCCACGGTGGGATCCGTAGGTATGGCGATATCGAGGCCGCCGATCTCCTTACCACCGTCGCCGGTGCCGTCGGAGTACACGCCGTCCGCCAGCGTATTTGCCATCGTGGATTCGGCCACGCTGATACGACCTTCCATGAGGTCGATCATACGCTCGCGGCCATTGTTTTGGAGCATCTCGAGACCGGACATCACGACCGGGCAGGCAAGCTGCTTGATCGCGTACTCGGCTGCAGAGATCACGTCCTGCGCTGCCACCGGCAGGAGGTCGTAACCGCTGTACCAGCCGACGTTACCGTTCTCGGCGAAACTCAGTTCCTGATAGATAACGGAACCACCACCGAAAGGCTTCACATTGCCCCGCTGCTCCATTCGGGCGAGCAGAGCGTTGTTTTTGGTTACGTTATCCGCGATTTGCCGCGTGCGACTCTCAATAGTCGTAGCGACGATGTCGGATACGTTTGGAAAGGCCATTTGTAGTCTCCATAGGTGAACCTATTTACCTGTTCGGCTTCCCCCTAGTGGGCGCGACATGTGAGCCGCTTTGCTCTAGGGTCTCCCCGAACTGGGAGACTATTAGTCTGTAGAATCGATGGCTGCTTCTATAGCGCCCCGTAGACTCTGTGGTTGAGCACGCCCCCCACCTAGGTCTGGTGAAGAGCCTGCTACCCCTACGGCTTTCGCTTGAGCAGCCTTCGCAGCTTTGTCGCGTGTTTCCGCTTCGTTTTGCAACTTACGGCGAGCTACGACTTCAGCTAACTCTGGTCGTAAAAGTATGGCACGGTCGTATGCCTCTTGTAAAGTCATTTGTTGGTTTCGTTGTGCAGCAGCCTCTAAGAAGGTAGCCATCTCTAACTTTACATCTTCGTAGTACTCGTTTGCAGTATCTTGCGAAAACGTCGTTATTTCGTCACGAATTTCTGTTTTTGTCTGTTCAACAGACTGTATCTGCTGTTGCTGCATACCATTCATGAACTGCTGGTATGGAGCCAACGCCTGTTGAACTGCGTAAGTGACGTTAGGGTCGCCCTGTTGTGCTCCATTTGTCGGCCCTGGCGCTTGTTGCTGATTCACAAGTACCTGGTCCAGCATTTCAATGCTGACACCATATTGATTGATTAACCCACCTACGAGGGCAGCTTTCTCCTGTGGCGGAGCATGACGGAGCTTGTACGCTGTGCTCAGATAATTGTCGAAGGCATCCATGGCCGACACGTTTCGGCTAGCAAATTCAGCCTGGTACGGCGCAACCTTGTTTTCAAAATCCTGCTTAAATCTGCGGGCATCCGCAATAAGCTCCATGCCCCGCGACATGTCTACTTCACGCCGCAGTATTTCACCCTGTATATCGTCAGGCAAAGCACTGAATTTTTCCCGCATTGCGGGTTTCCAACTCGCCGGCGGCTTCAGCCTCGTGGCAGGGGGTTCTTCTTGGCTTTCGCCTTTGCTTTCTTCTTGCTTGGCTGCGATATCGGCGCTTTCATCGCTTTCTCGCGCTGGGCTTCCTGCTCCTTCATCGACAACACCCTCTCCCCCTGGAGGTTCTTCGGTGCTGGCGGGTTTATCCACCACAGGTTCATCCACCACTGGCGAAATTTCGTCCACTGGCGGTGTGTCCACGACTTCACTGCTGCCCACATCTTCATCAAACGCAGCCTCCAAGCTTTCTTTGAGTGACTCGCCCATTACGTTGGTCCTTCTAGGTGGTGGATTGCTCTTTCAACACTCTCGCGCGTGCCTTTTTTAGCTTCTAATTCTCTTTTGCGCGGGGCATCGGCCCATTCTTGCTTAAAGTCGTCAATGGTTGTGAGGTCGTTCCGGCGCATATATTCTCGGTGCTTCGCACGTGTGGAGATATCAGCTCCGTCCGTTGCACGCATCCCGTCATAGTGTCTATCACTAATAAGTGCATCGGTGTCCGAGAGGCTACGCCGTGGCGTGAAGTGATTGACATCTACCTCCTCCAACTTAAAGGTGCCATCAGCCTGCCTACGCTGAATCCAGCGCCTACGCATCGGTCCTAGCCCTCGCTACCATACGGGCAATTTCTGCATCCGTATGCCCCTTGAGCCAAGCAAGCCGTCGCTCATTAGCTGCATCAGCATTATCCTGCTGCATTTCATTCTGCGCTTCCACATTATCACGCTGTATCTCAGCCTGTGAGTCTCGGGCCTTAATCTGTGCATCCTGCATGGCTTCCTGGTCCTTACGCTTAGCATCGGCCTGAGCTTCAATAACCTCAGGCGGTGGTGGCTCCGGCTGCTGCTGTTTTTGAGCTACCTGCTTCAAAGCAGAGTCCACAGCTTGGTCCAGCACACCCTCTAACATGCGACCATTTTTGAACCCAGCCGCGCCCCATTGTAGAGTCTGCAGCACGAGGGGGGCCATCTCCGGCGCGGCCTGAATAGCCTGCCAACTCTGGCTGATAAGCTGCCCCATAGCCGTGATATACTCCATACGGCTCTGCTTTTCAACAGCATAGTCCGGTATGGACATATCGTCGGCCTGTATTTCCAGGTGGTAAGCCGCAACGGGCGTGTCCTTCAGCATTTGGACGGCAGGCTGTATCAGCTTGTGGTCAACCTGAGGTATCATCTGTATTAGGCTTTTCTTGATGATTGTCTCTGGTTGGAAATGTTTGGATATAATATCGGCCTTGATACGCATGGTTTCTTGCACAAACTCAGCAATCGTGCCTTGGATGTACTGTAGCCGAACACTACCATACTGAGCCTTGAGTTGCTGGGCACCTAGCGTTTCGCGAGCATTCGTACTGCCACGCATAATATCGCTAATGCCAGTCAATTCATAAAGCTGCTGTACGAGCTCACCCTGCTTCGCAGTAAGAATAGTAATGACGTTAGCAATTTGCTCAATGGGTATCCAGTCTATCTGGCCCTGAACACCACCCCGCTCAGCGAACATAGCCCAATTATCCACTGGAATAAGGCTGTTTTCTGTCCCCTGCTCAAACAGGCGCTGGATGCCCTCAGCACTCTTATCGTAGACACCTGCTGCCTTACAAGCCTTGACAAGCCAATTGACTCTGGTGTTAAGCGTGTCAATCTCTTCATACTGGTCCTTGGTCATGTAATAGTCAGGACGCGGCACCATGTTAGAAGTAGAATTAGTGGCAGTAAGCGGCTTCGGGCAAGGGAAGAAACCAGCCAGCCCCAACGGGTCAGCTTTCTTGTCCAGTATACGGTCCACATCTGTAACAGACACCCAGTATACCATCTTGTTAACTTTATTCCAAATCTCCCATACAGGGGAGGTAGCCTCGGGGCGGCGGACAGGGGTGCTGTTCTGTGCGCCCACGCGGTCTATGTTTTCAAACTTGTCACTAAAGGTCATGCGGTCAGAAATTTCTTCGCCAAATCTCTTAGTGGCCGCTTCTTTGGTCATGTGCGCTTGTCGCGCCACCCACCGGCACTCTTCCCAAATTCTGCACGGTGCCCAAATAAAGTCTTCCCAGTAGATGTAGTCTGTTATAGCGTCCTCGTCTACTATCTGTTCGTAAGTAGCCGAAGTGCCTGGTACGGTCTGTGTAGCAGTTTCTACATTATACCGCATCCAAACTTGGCCTAGACCGGGTATTAGACGATCTTCGGTGGCGTAGGCGAACGCAACGTCCATATCCCCCCTGGGACGCTGGAGACCAAGTTTAAGTAGACGCTCAAGGATCTCTGCCGCGATTCGGCCAACGTCGTCGTTAAAATCGTCCCACTCTCGCTTAACTGTAGGGCTTGGAGGATTCGCATACAACGCGCTTCGTAGTACCCCGGTATTCGCCCAGAACAGGTTAAATTTCCTGCTTTGCTCGTCGTTGGCTTCTCTCTCGTCGAGATAGCGACGTTGTGTCTTGCGCCCACGCTCATGAAACTTTTCCAGCTCTTTTGAAGCTCTACTGATTTGGTCTTTCCAATACTGGATGTCGTACTTGGGAATGCCAAGTTGCTCCCCCAGCGCTGAGTCATTTTTGTCATCATTGACTCGCGGCTCTACAGGGGAGATGCCCTGTTCAGTAAGTGCTGGCATGTTATTTCCCCGAAGCCATAAATTCTTCAAAAGTCATAGCTGACTCACCACCCATCATGGCTTCGGTCGCATACACGTTATACCTCTGACGTGCGCGAGTAGTGTCGGCTGCTACCCTGGCTGTTCCTGTACCCAACATTTCAGGAGAGGGGGCAGGGGTGGGGTCTTGCCGTAGCATCCCAGCGTAAACTTCTTCGTTTGCCATGTCAGTTCCTAATTATGGAAATGGAACAACTGCGGTTGTTTTGGAACTCTGCGCCGTTAGACGCGTCAACCGTGTATTCAAACTTATGCCAGGTACCGTTGTCTGTCACAGAAGTAACGGTGGTGTGAAGATTGCGGCTGGGGTCGCTTTCTTGTACGAAAATCATTTGATCGCCTGGGTCCACCCCATCATAGATGTCGTCAATATCTATCCCGCCTTCTGTAATGTTACTTACAAAC